GGTAATTCGCACCTCGTTTTGTGTGCATGTGGGCTGTTGTTCCGGCTTTGGCTTTGGGTTGTTGTTGTTATTATGGGAGAAATTCACATGATTACGTTGTCGGATGGATCAGTGCTGGACGTGTCGGCATATCCTTTGCCCGACGATGTGTCTGAAGATGTCATGAACCGGGGGCAGATTGCCCATGCGCTGAATGTTTCAGAGCCCACGATTACCAGCTGGATTAATGACGGCATGCCAGTTCGTTCCAAGGGTGGAAACGGCCAAGCCTATGAGTTTCAGCCGTCGCACTGTTATGCTTGGCGGATGCACCGGCTGCACGGTGAACAGCAGGCCCGTGCTGCTGCCGATGGCAGTGCTGCTAAAATGCGCCTTTTGTTCCAGAACCTTGACGATGATCAGGCAGTGGATGAGGCCAGCTGGACGCCCCGGCAGATCAAAGAGGCGGCAGAAGCAGATTACCACCGCAGCCGTGCGGGTGAATTGCGCGGCGAGCTGGTCCGGCGTGACCGCGTGGTGAGGCTGATTGAGGGGATGCTCACCACGACGCGGCAAACTGTGATGACCTTGCCTGACTATGCAGAACAGGAGTTCGGACTGTCAGCGCGTCAGTCCGAACAGATGCAGATCAGGTGCGAAGATCTGCTGGTCGAGCTGCGCAACGAATTGAGCCGTGCGGCGCTGGTCGCGCCTGAAGCCGGTCTTAGTGATCTGGATCAGGCGCGTATGGAAAGGTTGCTCTGAATGGTTCAAATGATGGATCAGCCGCGCACCGGCCTGCTTAGCTTTGTGCCGCTGCCGCCGTTTCCGGCACCAGAGGAGTTATTGTCGGACAGTCTACCGTTGCTGGATCCGCCGAGCCGTCTGAGCGTCACTGAATGCGCCGAGCGTCATTTGCGAGTGGAAACAAACGGGGTCTGGCAGCAGTACGATCGCAGCGTGACGCCTTATTTGGTAGAGCCTGCGGATACATCGCGATCGAGGCTTTACAGCACATGTGCTTTCGTAGGGCCGTCGCAGTCGGGCAAGTCGTTTATGATGGTCACCGTCTCGACGTCGCATATCATCAATGACCCCGGTCCGGTGCTGCTGATCCATATGACGCGACCGGACGCAAACGCATGGGTCGAAGAGAGCCTGAACCCTACCATTCAGAACAGCCCGTCTCTGTTGGAGCGCCTCGGTCGAGGACCTGACGACAATACGTTCAGCCGGAAGCGTTTTAAGGGTATGAGACTCACGGTGGGAATACCGACGCCGACAGCGCTGTCCGGCCGTAAGCAGTTGCGTGTCCTGATGTCGGATTATGATCACTTCAAACAGGTGCTGGGCCGGAAGGACAACCCTGAAGGAACGCCCTGGGGCATGGCGCAGCAGCGCGTAAAAACGTTCCTGAGCCGTGGTATGGTCTTTGTCGAAAGCACGCCTGCTTTTGAGGTAACAGATATGACATGGCAGGCGTCCGAGCGCGCACCGCACGAGATGCCGCCTGTGGCTGCCGGTGTGGTGCCGATCTACAATCAGGGCACCCGTGGCCGGTGGTATTGGGAGTGTCGCGACTGTGCCGAGGTTTATGAGCCTACGTTTGCACGGTTGCAGTATGACGTGGACCTTGATCCTACGGCGGCGGGCGAGGGTGCCGAGATGGCATGCCCGCATTGCGGCAGCCTGATTGCGCACCGCCATAAATTCGAGATGAACCGCGCGGCGCTTACGGGTCGGGGTGGCTGGCTGCACGAGACCAGTGATGGTGCGTTGGTGCCAATGGGGGACAGCTCGATCCGTGGCACGGATATCGCCAGCTGGGCCTTGAACGGGGCAGCGGCGACATTCTCCAATTGGGGAAAGATGGTCGCCAAATATATGAACGCGATCGAGAAGTTTGAAGATCATGCCGATGATCTTGATCTGCGGCAGTTCTATTTTCTGGACTGTGGCCTGCCTTTCCGCGCCAAGCCGATGGATGAGGATGCGGACCTGACGCTGTCTGCGTTGAAATCAGGGCGCAGCCTGACGCCGCGCGGTACGGCCCCGGAGTGGGTGCGGTTCATTCTGGTGACGGTCGACGTGCAAGGTGGATATTTTCCGGTAATGGTCACTGGCATGGGGCTGGATGGTCGGCGCACGATCATCGACCGGCTGGATCTTGCTGTGCCGCCCTGCGGATCACAGCGCACCCTAGATCCCGGCAAGTATGCCGGTGACTGGGATGTTCTGGTGGGCCTTGCCGATCAGGTCTGGCCCGTGGAGGGGCAGGAATACGGATTGAAGCCAGCCGCGTTATCGGTGGACTTTCAGGGTGCGCGGGGTGTCAGCGACAACGCAGAGAAGTTCTGGCGGGCGCGGCGTGAAGCGGATCAGGGTGCGCTGTGGTTTCTGGCCCGCGGGCAGGGCGGTTTCAAACAGCGCGACCGTGTCTGGCATATGGCACCTGAGCGGGCATCTGGCGGCAAGAAGTCGCGCGGCATCAAACTGCTGAACATCGCGACTGATCTGGTGAAAGACACAATTGCTGCAGCGCTAACGCGGCCGGTGGCAGAGGCGTCATCCTTTCCGCTTCCGGAGTGGTTGGACGATGACGGTGTGGGCGAATTGATTGCAGAGCAGCGCGGGCCAGCAGGCTGGACGCCAAAGCCAGGACAGAAACGAAACGAAAATCTAGATCTTTCGGTGCAGGCGCAGGCGCTGGCAGAGCACAAGGGGCTGCGGCGGTTGAAGCCAGATGCTCCGTTCTTCTGGGCCGTTATGGGGGCTGAGAACCCGTTTTGGGTGCCCAGTGATAAAACGGGTACGCCGATTGCAGAAACAAAAACCAAGACGGCCCGCCCGACGCGGATCGGCTACCTCAACAGGGGACAATGATGGCGTATACGCAAGGCGACGTTGACCGTATGAAAGCAAACCTTGCCAAAGGGGTGACCCGCGCCAAGGTGGGTGACGAAGAGGTGCAGTTCGCCTCAATGTCAGAAATGCGCCGCCAATTGGTCATTATGGAGCGTGACGTTTCTGGCGCTGGTGGTGGTGGCATGACGATCAGTAATCCGCGTACATCGCGGGGGCTTTGAGCATGAGCTTTATCGATCGCGCGGTTCTCAGCTTCTCGCCCGAAGCGGGCCTTCGCAGGATCAAGGCGCGCGCGGCTGCAAACACGATCATGAACTATGACGCGGCTTCCAAGGGGCGGCGCACCTATGGCTGGAAGGCGCCATCGTCTGCTGCTGATGCTGCCGCCAATACATCGCGCAACAGGTTACGCTATCTGAGCCGCGACATGATCCGCAACCGCCCCTATGCGGCGCGCGGCCAAGCTGTGATCACTGGCAATGTGGTGGGCACGGGCATCACGCCATCGGTGACGATGCCAGATCAACCTGGCATTTTGGACAAAGACGAAAAGGCGCGCGTAAAGGCGGCGCTCGATCTGGTCAAGGCGCATATGATGTCGCCTGCGATCGATGTCTACGGCGTGCACGGCATGGCAGGATTGCAGGCTCAGGTGATGGACACGGTATTCAGCGATGGTGAGGTTCTTGTGCGCCGCCGGTTGCGGGATCGCCGGTATAACCCGACGCTGCCGGTGCTGTTGCAGATCCAGCTCATGGAGGCCGATCATCTCGACGAGACGATCACCAGTTATGGCCAGAACGAAGTTGTCGAAGGTGTGGAGTACGGGCCCACGGGAACGATCGTGGCTTACCATCTATTCACGCGGCACCCTGGTGATATCCGCTGGTGGAGCAAGGGCGCGCTGGTGTCGGAGAGGGTGCCCGCAGGCGAGATCCTGCATGTGCGGCGTGTGAGCCGTCCTGGGCAGCTGCGCGGCGTGCCATGGCTGGCACCTGTTATGATGACGCTTGGGGAGCTGAGCGACTATCAGGAAGCCCAGATCCTGAAGCAGCGTATCGCCTCGCTGCTGGCGTTCTTTGTAAAATCCGGACCCGATGCCAAGCCCTACGACGGCAAGGCAATCTCCGAGATATCGCCTGGCGCTGTTGTGGGGCTTGAGGAAGGTCAGGACGTGGTCGCGGCCACTCCGCCTACAGTTGACGGTTATGCGGAGTTCATGCGGCAGGGGCTGTCCACCATCGCGATGGGACTGGGGATTACCTACGAGAGCTTTGCCGGTGATCTGCGCGGGGTAAACTTCAGCTCGGGCCGGATGGGCCGGATGGAAATGGACCGGTTTGTCCAGGTGTGGCAGCAGCAACTGATCATCAACCAGTTTTGCACAGGCGTGGCGCGGTGGTTTCTCGATGCCTGGCGGCTGCAGGCGGCGGATGGAACGATGCCACAGGCGCCTGCAGCGATTGAATGGACCGCACCGCGTCGACCGATGATCGATCCTTCCAAGGAGATCAAAGCTGCGATCGATGAAATCGCTGCGGGACTGACCAGCACCCAGCGCAAACAGCGCGAAATGGGTCATGACCCTGACACAATCGCTGCAGAGCGGGCCGAAGATGCGGCGCGCACAGTGGCGCCTGTCCAGCCACAACCAAAGGAGACAGCCGTATGAATGGCGAGAGTTTGATTTTTAACGGCGAGATCGTCCTCGAGGGGGACGTGATGCCCTATGAGTGGTGCATGTGGCCTGAGGACGCCTGCTTTTCGGCGCGTCAGGTGCGAGAGGCGCTGGCGCAATTTTCGGGCGATGTGACGATCCGCGTCAATTCTGGTGGTGGTGACCCGTTCGAGGGCGAGGCGATCCGCGCCGCGATTGTGTCTCACCCCGGCAATGTGACCGTGCTTGTGGCTGGTGTTGCCGCCTCCGCCGCGTCCTTGATGATCATGTCTGCGCACCGGATCGTCATGACCGAAGGCGCACATATGATGATCCATGAGCCACGCGCCGCCATTATGGGAGATGCGGCGGATCTGCGCGGCGGGGCCGATTACCTCGACACCCTGTCGGCCACATATGCGCAGGTCTATGCGACCCGGTCAGGTCAATCTGTCGATGCAGTACGCGCGCTTATGCGGGTGGATACATGGATGGGGCCCGCGTCCGCAGTAGCGGCAGGTTTTGCGGATGAAGTTCAAGGTGCCGAAGTTAAGGCGGAAAACCTCGACCCAGCCCTTTCCGCAGCAATGACGGCGCACCGTGCGTCGGCTGCGGTTCTGCGCATGTGTGCAGAAAAAGCCAAATCGCAACCGGTGGTGCCGGTGGTGACAGCGACCGCGACGGGCGGTCAATCAACGGTCACGATGGCCACAATAATGGAGGCAAATATGCCTGATATCGAACCAACGAATACGCCCGCCGTGGCTGTGGTTGCAGCACCTGCTGTCGCCTCTGCTACTGCCAGTGTAAATACGGTGACTCCTTCAACCGAAATGCGCGCGGCGCAAGATGCCGGCGCGCAAGCTGAGCGTAGCCGCCAGCGTGGCATTCGCGATCTTGCAGCGCCCTATATGAGCGACGGCAGCCTGACGGCGGCGCAAATCGACGCTGTGATTGATGACGGTACGCCGGTCGAGCAGGCGGGCAACCGCTTCCTGACCGCGATGGCTGCACACCGCCCCATTGCCCCGGTAAGTTCCAGCACGCCTGCGCGGGCGCGCAATGCGGGTAATGACCGTGATCCTCAAATGGAAGCGATGATCCAAGCGCTGATGGGTGATTTCACCGGCGCCGGTGCAGACTTCCGTCACATGGGTCTGCGCGGCCTTGCCATGAACTTGAGCGGCAACAATATGCGCGGATACAGCGATGCAGAAAGCGTGCGCATGGGGATGATGGCCACCACGATGGCAGGTGGAGCGCATGGGGTCAGCGACTTCGGCTTTATCACTCGCGAGGTCATGAACCGGACCTTGATTCGCGAGTATGAGCGGCGCGCTGCGAATTGGCAGGTCGTGACAGGCGAGCCGATGCGGGCATCCGATTTCCGCGAGATGCACAGTGTGCGGTTCGGCGGCGATTTCCAGTTGAAGAAGGTGAAGGAAAACGGCGAATACGAAGAGGCCACTCTGCAGGACAACGCAGACGGCCTGAAGGTCGAGCGTCGTGGCCGGGTGATCAATCTGACCTTTGAGGCGGTGGTCAATGATGACATGGGTGCGCTGAACCGCATTCCGCGTGAATTTGCGATTGCCGCACGTGTCATGGAGGCGAGCATTGTCTGGGGTCTGTTCAAGGCAAACCCTGTCCTGAAGTCGACAAATCAAGCTTTGTTCAGCACAGCGCACAAGAACCTTGCCGCAACTTCCGCAGCTATTTCAATTGCGACAGTCGGGCGTGGACGTCAGGCGATGTGGGAGCAAACTGCCTTTGGCTCGAAGGAGGCGACTGAAGACTTCCTTTCTGTCAGCCCGACGCACCTTATCGTGCCGCCCGCGCTTGAGACCGTGGCCGCACAATTTGTCTCGGATATAACACCGGCAACATCCCAAGACGTCAACCCATGGCGCTCGATGGTGCCGGTCGCTGTGCCAAACCTTGGCGCATTTGCGGGCGGGTCCGATGCTGCATGGTATCTGATCAGCGCAGACATGCCGCCGATTTCGGTTGCGCGTCTGGATGGGTTTGAGGCGCCGACGGTGACCACCTTGGAGGGCATGAACCCCGACAAGATGACCATGCAGGCGCGTCACATCTTTGGTGCGGCAGCGACTGAGCAGCGCGGCGCATACAAGAACCCGTAATTCCAAGGGATCCTGACTGACGCGGGGCGGCCAGAAGGCTGCCCCGTTTGCGTTTCAACGGGCCGATGTGCCCAGACCATGGAGATGAAATTATGAAAAATTATGTGAATGCAGGTGCAAATCTCGCCGTGCTGGCTGCTGCTGCAATTGTTGGCGGGCAAGGCGTGCTGGTCGGCTCGATCTTCGGGGTGGCGCAGGGTGATGCGGCCATCGGAGAGGAGATCGTGATCGTGCGTGAGGGCGTGTTCGATCTGCCGAAGCTCGAGGCGCAGGCCTGGACTGCCGGTGTGAAGCTCTATTGGGATGCCGCCGAAGCGCGTTGCACCACTGTGGCGACAGCCAACACGTTGATTGGTGCGGCGGTTCTGGCGGCTGCGAACCCGTCGGCGGTGGGCCGCGTGCTGCTGGACGGCGCAATCCGCTAATGCCGTCGCTGTTTGACGGGCTTGGGGTGTTACTTGCGGATGTCTTCGGGGACGATGTGACCCACACGCCAGAGGGCGGTGCGCCTACGGTCATCACCGCAGTATTCCGTCGCAAGCCGGTGGAGATTTTGCAGCAAGACGGCACGGCCGTCTTGATGATGGATCCGACACTTCGCGTCCCCGAGCCCGTCGCCAGTACTATTAAAACAGGGGATCTGATCCAGCCGTCCGGTGCACCACTTTACAGTGTGCTCAACCGGACCACAGTCGGCTCCCCGGACGCCGAGGGATCGGTGATTTTTGAGCTTAGAGAGGTTCTTTGAAATGGACAAAGCTATCAAGATGGAAGCGCTGATGTCGCTGCCTGCGCGAGGTGAGCGTCTTGCCGTGGGTGTTGGTAAGCCATTCAGTGCGGCCAGTGAGCAGGAGGCGCGTGACCTGGTGCAGATGGGGCGAGCCCGGCGTGCAACGGCAGAGCAGGCCACGCCCGCTGAAAAGCCAGCACCGCCCGAAAAGCCTGCCAAGTGAGCCATCCGCGCAGCGAGATGCGCGGTGCTGTCCGTGTGGCGCTGGCCGCGCTGCCGGGCCTCACGGGTGTCACAATCTATCGTTCATGGGCGCAATCGATCGGGGGCGCGGATCTACCTGCCATCGGAGTCGCCACGCCACGTGAGACAGTGCGGGGCGCCACCGGCAACACTGTGGACCGTCAGACAGATCTGGTCGTTCAGTACATCCAGGCGGGCGGCGAGGATCTGGATGACCATCTCGATGACATCAGCGCGCTGATTGAGCCGGTTGTTCTGGAGGCTCTGGCAGATTTCGAGCTCTTCGAGATGACGTCGACGGATGTTGATATCTCGGGCGACGGGGAACGGCTTGTGGGCCGACTGTCGCTCACCTTTACGGCCACGCGGTACACGCCCGAGGGGCAGGCCGCGTAACTTAACCCTGATTTTTGAGAGGAAGAAATATGGCACGCCATAGCGGTAAGAATTTAATGGTGAAAGTCGGCGAGGTGTTCATCGACGGATGCGTTGGCTTCGACATTACTGAAACGGTTGGAAGCGTCGATCTGACAGCTGCAGGCGATGCATGGACCGATCATGACACCACTCAAAAAAGCTTTAGCGGCACGATCAGTATGCTGGCCGATCACGCGACGGGTGCAAACCAGACGCTGCGTTCGGCGGATGTGATTGCTTTCAGCGGCTATAGCGAGGGCAATGCTGTCGGTAAATCCTATATGTCTGGCTCTGCAAGTGTCGGAGATCACAGTATGGGTGTCAGCTTTGACGGTGCTGTGACGCGCGAGTACAGCATCACAGGCAAGGGCGAGCTGTCGATCGCAGTGGTGACCGCATGAGCGACATTCTGGAGAAGATGCGTGCGGCACACGACAGCCGCACGCATGTGGCGGTGCCTGTGCCCGAGTATGATGATGTCTGGTATTTCAAACCCCTTACCATTGGCGAGCGGTCCCGCATCCGGAAAGTTGCGGGCGATGAGGAAGGCTTGATATACATCGAGACGCTCATCTTGAAGGCATCTGATAGTAAGGGGGACGGTAAATTCCCAGATAGCCCTGATGCACGCGCTGTTCTGGCTCAGATGGATTTCGGGGTGCTCAAGCGTGTCCTCGAGGCCGCAGAGGGCCAGACTGCGCCCGGTCCGGTAAAAAACGACTGAAGAGCGACCCGGAGGCGTTCAACGTCATCCGGGTCGCTCAGGCTTTTGGCAAATTCCCCCATGAGGTGCTGGCACTCTCGATCTATGAGGTCGAAGTGATGCTGGCGTTCCTTCAGCTTTCTGACGAAAGGGCCGCGCGCCGTGCTTGATCTTTTAAAATTCTCGATCACCGCCAAGAACAACACCGGCGGTGCGTTTGCCGATGTGAAAAAAGAGCTGGGCGGCGTCAAGGGGATGATGGCCAGCGTTTCCGAACAGGCCAACAAAACCGGCAAGGCCATGCGCAACATCGGCGCGGGCATGTCTTTGGCCGTGACCGCCCCCATCCTTGGAATGGGAAAGCAGATGGTGTCTCTCTATGACACGCAGGTGCAGGCCGAGCAGGCTGTGGCGACTGCCATCACCTCAACAGGCGGTGCGGCGGGAAAGACGCTGGATGATCTCAAGGGGTTGGCGTCCGGTTTGCAGTCGCTTACGACCTACGGCGACGAAGATATCCTGCGCAATATCACCGCACCGTTGCTGACGTTCACAAAAATTCAGGACGATGTGTTCGACCGCGCGCAGAGCAACGTCCTCGACATGGCGACACTTCTCAAGATGGATCTAAAGTCCGCCTCAATCCTAGTAGGCAAGGCGCTGAACGACCCGATCAAAGGTGTCTCCGCGTTAGGCAAGTCCGGAGTCCAGTTTTCGGAAGATCAAAAAGGGATGATTAAATCTCTGGTGGAGACTGGCGATGTGGCGGGCGCTCAGCTTTTAGTGCTTCAAGAGTTGGAAACACAGTTCAAAGGGCAGGCCGAAGCTGCCGCAAATGCGCCTCTGGGGCAATGGGTGCAGTTGGGCAACCTTGTGGGGGATGTGAAAGAGCAGCTGGGCGAGCAGATCGTGCCGTTTCTCAAGCCGTTGGTCGAAAATATCAAATCTGCCGTGACGTGGTTCGGTGAGCTGTCGCCCGAGGTCAAGCGCAACATTGTCGTCGTCGGGGGCCTTGCTGCTGCGGTGGGGCCACTGGTTGGTGGTCTGGGACTGATGGTTATGGGTGTCACTGCCGTGGGTGGTGCCTTTGCTGCCATGGGCGGCCTGTTGCTGGCCAATCCGCTATTTGCGGCGATCGCGGCCATCGCGGGTGGTGCTTATCTGATTTACCGCAACTGGGAAGGGATCAGCACGTGGTTTGCGGCGCGCTGGCAGGATGTCATCGCCGTCTCATCCCTTGCGTGGGAAGGCATTAAGTCGCTTTTGCTCAACTATACTGCGCCGGGGCTGATCTACTCTAATTGGGAAGGGATCAGCACGTGGTTTGCGGCGCGCTGGCAGGATGTCAGCGCCGTCTCATCCCTTGCGTGGGAAGGCATTAAGTCGCTGCTTTTAAACTACACGCCCGCAGGTTTGATTTACACCCATTGGGAGGGCATTGGTGCCTGGTTCTCGTCGCTGTCGGGAAGTGTAGTGCAAGGCTTTATTGACATCTGGGATGCCGTGAAGGCCGAAGTGGCCCTTTGGCCATCGCAGATGATCCAGACCGGCAAGGATGTTGTTGGCGGTCTTGTGTCCGGCATAACTTCTTCGGCAGGCAGGGCGGTACAGGCCGGTAAGAATATGCTCAATTGGGTCCGGGGGGGTGCTGAAGACGAGGGC